TGACATTAAAAAATCTAAATATCCATATAAAATATTAAAAGAAAAGTCATCATTAACACCTTGATTTATTATACCTGTTACAGCATCGATTCTTGTTCTAATAGATTTACGAGATTCTTTAAAAGGATATCTTAATTTTGGAATAATATCATTTCAAACACGAGAAGGTAAACCATTAACATTATATGTTTTAAGAAAACTTGGTTTATCAATATCTGCTTTTAAAAAATTATTATAACCAAAACAAATTTCTTTCATTAAAATACCTAAATAAGAAAGAGCAAAAGAACCTAAATTAATAGGAATTTTAACAACATCTTTACATATTCTTAAAAGAAAATCATCACCATAAAAAACAGAATCTATGATTTTTATTTTTAATTTATAAAAAAGCATCTTAATTTCAATTTTACAACAAATTGTATTAACATGTGAAGTGAAAGGACAACCAGATTGTATACCACCATCAATACGATAAATAAAGCCTTCAGGAGTAACTACTCTTTTATAAATGTGACCAGAAGCAAAAAAGAAAAATAGTCTATCAATTGTCTTACTATCACTCGGATACATAACTCTTAATATAGAAAAAGCGTATATTAAAGTGTCTTCATGAACTGAAGTATCGTGTCCAGAAAAATCACCTGAAAGTAATTGATATGTTTTTTTATAAAATCTTTCTTTAAAAAAATATCAAGAATTTCCAAATAATAGTCCTCCAATACCATGTTCGGAAGTCCATTTTTCATTTGCTTTTTTATATGCTAAAGTTATGTTCGATGAAAAAAGTTGTTTTAATTGAGAAATACAACTTTCTTCTTGTAAAATAGCTCTATTAATTAATTTTTCTTTTGTTTTTTGGACAGAAATAATTTTTTTAGTAGGACCTGAAACTGTTTGTAAAGATGTGTTTACAGTTAACTTTTGACTTACAAGTTTATACATTTTAATTGCAAGTTGATTATCAAAAATAACACTTTTCTTTTTTGGTGTAGATATAAATTTACTAGTCATAAGCCCTGAATATGATTCAGAATTCACAGGAATATGATGAATATCTTCAGCAATAGGTTCGTTTTTAAATTTAGGAATATATCATGAATGAGATTCTCTTAAAACAGTGTCTCTAATATCATTCCAAGTTGAATCTTTTTTTATTGGTTTAGTATATTTTAACAATGAACGACGAGAAGATTCTCATCCTCCATTAGGTAAAAAACCTAAAAAATTTTCTCGGTTAAAAAATTTGTCTCTATTAGTTTTAAAAGAATTAGCAAAATTATTAAAATATGTATC